CAGACCGAAGCCCTGACCGAATCCCCGACCGAATCCCTGACCGAATCCCAGACCGAAGCCCCGACCGAATCCCAGACCGAAGCCCAGACCGAAGCCCCGACCGAATCCCCGACCGAAGCCCTGACCGAATCCCAGACCGAAGCCCCGACCGAATCCCATTCCTTCAGGAGATCAATATGTTCTTTTGTGATCTTCTTCGGAGGTGTGATCTTGAACGGGCGTACTACCGCTTTCCGGACGAGGATCTTGTAGAGCTGGTTTTTCCATTCCTCATGTGCCCTCATACAGGCTTTCTTGTGCGCGAGCGTCCACCATGCGGGCGTCACGTCCATATCGATCTTGAACTCCCATTTATCAGGGTTCAGGTAGTCGTTGTTCTTCGGTGCGATCTCCACCCGGCAGAATCTGATCAGCGCAGGATCGATGGTATTGTCCGGTATCTGCGCGATCTTCAGCAGGGAATCGTGTGAGTCCGTGCCGAACTTCCATGTGACATTCTTCTCACGGTCAATGATACAGGAAAATGCACGGCACATCAGGACACCTTCTTCCCGCCTTTCTTGGCACTCTTGGCCGGCTTCTTGCTGGCTGCCTGCTTCTTGACAGCTTCCTTGATGTCCTGTTCCTGCTCTTGGAAGGTTTCGACTTTGATATCTCCAACGAGTTCAATTCCCGGGATTGACGCGATGTCTTCTTTGACCTTCTCAATGATCTTCTCCTTTAGGATCTGATCCACTACCGTCTCACCAGCGACTTCTTTCAGGGTCTGCTCCACGGTCTTGACCTGCGCAACCGGTTCCTGCCCCGGTACACGCGGGTGTTCGGGATCATACGGGTCACAGTCAATGCTCTCGACATCGGGAGCATACCGGCACTCACGCGGGACACACCGTTCATCCTTGATATGCGGCTTCTTGTGTGGACAGCAATTCACGGTTTCCTGGCACTTCTCGATTGCTGAACAGATGAACAGCTTGCGGGCGAGCATTAGGTCACCGATCCTAATACTGTGATGCTCTTGATGGGATTGCTTTTCTCTGCTGTATTTTGCGCTTTGGTGGTCGCCTCTGTGAGATTGGCAGCAGTAATGTAAAACTTGAAGTCGCGCGCAGTGTTGATCTCGTAGCAAAACTGTTCTTCCATTATATCGTCCCTCCCTTGTTCATCTCTTCTGGTGTAGCGCGAATGACACGCATACATCCCTGTTTCATGTCCTCGGAATCTGCATGGGCGTTACCTCCGCCACACTGGTAAAAGTGGACGGTTTGATTGCCCTTTTTCTCTCCTTCGAGATTTCCAAGGTCAATCCAGTTAGTTCCAAAGCATCTGGAACATTGAGGCTTCTTGTCGTTTGCCATACACTGTAAACGCTGTTTACAGATAAAAAGGTTATGATATTATTTGAGTGATTAAGATTTATTCCAAAAGGACAAGTTCTTTCTGCCTCTTCTGAATCTTCTCTAAAAGAGCGACTTTCTCCTGTTCGGGCGCGTCACTATTAAACTTCTCTGTCTGCTGCTGGACGAGATCAGTAAGCACCGGATCGTGGATCATTCATCACCCATAGCAAAGAACTCTTCCGGCATCTCGGCAATCTTGGCTTCCAGCTTCTTCCGGATACTGCTGCACAGCTCACAGCACGGGCCGGCAGCGTTCATTACCGCCATCATGTGCCGGTATTCGGCTTTCGTGAAATCTGCACCCATACGCCGTTCCTGATTACTTTCTTTGGATGATATGCGCGATATCGTTTACGATTGCTCTCATTCTTGACACGCGCTCGATGTTCCTTTCCGAAGATAAGTCGTTCTCGTTCGGCTTCGGGTTTGCAGTCCCAACAGACACTTTCACCGTCAGACACGTAATGGCCTCTCCGGCGGCATCTCGGACACAGATGTTTACCTTGTCTCTTGGCTCTATTGCAGGACGAACACATAGGGACACATCCGGCCTTCCAGAAATCGAGGTAATCAGGAGTTCCGTAGAACTCGTAGTTTGGATGTTCCACAACTGTCGCGAGATCGCCGCACCATATACATCCTCCAGCATTTGACGGGTGGGACAGGAATAGCAATCTTCTGAATCGCCATGGTTCGGTTGACCAGATGATTTTATGAACGGCTTGCCGGCCACTGATTCTCCTGTTATCGGGCGATCCGTAGTCATACATCACTCACCATCTTCCACCGGAATAGTATCTTCCGGTAATGGAAAGTCAGCTTCGTGTAGAGTCACGCCTTCTTTCTTTTTCGGTGCGGCTGGATCTTTTGGGATTCTTACGGCCGGATCACAGAGTTTGATCTTTGAACATTCCTGATGAGCTGCGCGACAATAATCCGTAGCGAACTGTCCACCGTCAATGTAGAGTTTCTTTCGATTCCCGCAGTCGTAACAGTTATCTCGGATCTGTTTTTGGTTCACGTAAACCACTCCTGCTTTTCCTCATGGGTATCCTGCATCTGCTTTATACAGTCGATACACTTCCCGGCCACCAGCGGGTTATCAGTCTCGGACGGTTCCGGCAGGTCGCATTGTTTCCCGCAGGCTTTACAGGTAGTCCATGTCATAATCGAGCTCTCAATTCTCCGGGAATAGATTCATGTAGAGGACGATCCTCTTTGAGTTTTATACAAAGAATCGTTTCCGAGAACCAGACAATAATATCATGTGCAAGATGATCATCCTCGCAGAAATGGTACGTTTTCTCTCCATAAGCGAGCCATCGTTGATCCGAGCATGGTTTTCCGCAGATTTGACAGTGAAATGTCATTATGGAAGTCCTGCTGCTTTCCCGGCAGCTTCCGCGCCATCATAATACCTGACCAGCCGGTTCGCTTTGCCTTTTACGACAAGTGCTCTGACATGCCGGTTCCGGGCCCGTTCCAGTTCCTCATGTGACGGTTCCGGATCAACGTTCATTTCAGTTCCTCACGTTCTGCAAGTAGTTCAGCAATACGTTTCGGTTTGCCGGCACGTTTCAGGAGAATCAATGTCAGATCCGGATACTTGAACTCAAACAGTTTCCGTTTCAGTTTGAACTCAGGAGTGGTATATCCTCCCCATCCCTTGACATCCTCAATGTCAATATGGCCGTCACCATGGATGATCTTGAAATCCGCGATGTAAACGATTGGCCGGTACAGGACACCGTTTTTCCGGAATTTCGGTTGAAGTTCATATTTCGGTTGCAGGAAAAAATCAAGATTCCCCTCCTTTAATACACGAATTGAAAGTTCCAAATATCGTTCGGCTTCTCCTGGAGAGGCAAACTTGATTCCGTCAATCTCGGTCTTTGGCTTCCTGACATGACCGTAAGCTGCTCGGGTTTTCATCAGAGCACCATCTTGAGAGCTTCTCGAAGAATCCGATTTATATTTTGGAGTTGAACAATTTCCTCGGTCTGCTTATTGCAGCGATTAATGAGTGTTCGCTTTGAGTTGATGAGGAGGTCCATCTGTTCTGCATGAGTGATTTTATCCACATCAATCCTCCTTTCCAGTGCAGAAGAATGATCTTTTTCCTTTGCAAGATCTCGTGTCAGATATTCGGTTTTGTTCATCTCGTTCCGCAGAGAGCCATGAGTGAGTGCAAGTTCTTTCTTGATTTTTTCATTCTCAAGTCTTGCATCTTTTAGTTTGGCAAGGTTACTTTCTCTCATGGATATCAGTATCCCTTTTTGGCAGCAGCCATGAGCCGGTGCATCATGGCAATGGATTTCAGCGCGTCAGCTTCGATCTTGGCGATTGCCTGATCAATGGGAAGTCCCGGGACGGTGAGATCGAAGTTCGAGTAACTCCCGCAATCCAGATGGACTTTCAGTTCAACCGGACACTCTTGGATAGCATCCGGAGTGGTCACGGCTTCGTTCTGTGGGCTGTTCTCGGGTTCTTTGGTAGGTTCGGGTGTAGACATGGGTTTCTGGCCTTCTGTGAGCGTTTTGAGATATTCCTGATTCTCTTTTTCTCGGGCGGCTGCCTGCTCGTTCTCTTTGTTGATCTGCGCGAGTGCGGCATCTGCATGTGCAGTCTCGGCTCTCTTCTGGTCAAGGTTCTCCTGTAGGATCTCCTTGCCGGTCCGGAACGGTTTCTCGCCAAAGGATTCATCGAATGTTCCCATGCGGGATATGATCCATTCGCCATCCTGCTTGACCATCCGGATCTTATACTTCTTGCCCGGCTGGACTTGGCTGTCAACCTTGGCGATCATCTTGATCACATCCAGATCCGCCCGGAACTCTTGCTGCTCGCCAACGCAATCTTTCAGTGTGACACGTCCCTGTTCCTGTGTGACATACTCAGCCTGGATATCCTGCGTGACCAGTTCTGCTTTTGATGGTTCTGCTTTCGAGACAATAGGAGCGGCCATTCGTTCTGCGGGTATCCCTGTTGATTCGCCAGCGCGTTTCTTGATGGCAAAGAAACTGATCTTGCCCTTCTCTGACAAGTCCTTGGATGCCGAGATTTTATACTCGACTTCATCGCCAACCTGCGGATTGTCCTGCCGTACCCGGTCCAGCCGGGCCTCAAGTAACTGGTAGGTCTTGCCGTCAATCTCGATGTTCTTGAATTGTAACGGGCCGGTGACTTTCCCCATCTTACCGGGTTTGCTCTTTGTTGGATCGTATGCCATTACTGATTCCCCTGTGCAGTATACTTCTCCTGCGCGATCTTCCTGATTGCGAATGCGTTCGTCAAGAGAGATTCGGCTTCTACTGGCTTCTCGGAATTGAAGTATACCTTGAGTTCTCCTCCTTTGCTTGGTGTCCCGATGGTGATACTGTCAGGACGATCATTTACATGCTTGTGGATCTGTTCTTCCATAATGTTCCAACTCCTTTCTTTTGCTGGATGGGGAGTCCGGGATTTGAACCCGGAAAGCTCCTGTGCAATGTGGGCAGGAACTCCTTGCCAAAGCTCCCCGCGTAATTGGTGAGAGGGTATGATTCCTCTCACTTCTTTTTGGTTTCCTGGCCGGCTTTGGTCTCAGTGATCTTCTTGGGACCGGCATCAGGCTTCTCAACAGGCAAGGTAGTCTGCTGCATCTCGGACTTGATCGTCGCAATGGCACCTTCAAGTACCTTGATCTGGAACTTGGGATCTTCCATTGCCCCGGCAAGGTCAACGTCTTTATTCGATACACTCTTCACATGCTTGTCAGTGCCATCCTTGACACTGATCGTTACTCGGGTCTCCACCGATTTGTTCACCATATGGTCTCCTAAGCAACTTTTTTCCATTCAGGTTTCCGACTCGGGAACCGGTGACATGCTGGCGGGACAGTACGGGGATACTTTGAATCTCCTACGGTCTCAGTAACTTCACACGGTAGAACACAGCAAGAACAGATGAATTGTTCTTTGTGAGTGCCGGATTCCTGAATGATTTGTTGCATACATATTCCTTTATTGGTAAAGGTATAATAAAGTATTGTTTTGATTATTTTATCGAAAAGAGCGTCATCGTCACGACCTTCTTTGACCGGACCTTCTTCTGCTCGACAAGATCCTTCAAATACTGTTGGATCGTTGGGTACGGTTCTGCAAGGTATCCGCTGATCGCAAACGCAGTATATCCCTGCCCTTTCTGTATCTTGTCCTCCTGTAACAGTTCGAGGATCCGGGTATACAATCCCTCTTTCTGGCGTGTCCCGAGCGGTTTTCCCCGGGATTTCTTTTCTTCAACTTTCTTTTTTACCATGAATATTCCATTATCACTAAAACTTTAAGAAATTATGGGTTTGATGGTAGTCCCAACAGTTCTCTCATGGAATCCTTATATCGGACTTTCGGATTGTCTTTGGTGGCTTCATAGACGCGCTGAAGGTTCTCTCGTGACTGGATTTTGATCTGCCGGGCATGTTCGGGGATTTCCGGTTTTAATTCGAAATGATTCATCATACCAATCCAGATCTCTCCAGTGACAAACGGATACATTTTCTCGATAAACGGTACAGGGTTTTCCATGAGTAACGGTTCCATGGATACCGATGTTCTGAACCCGCGCGTTGATGCTATGACGAGTGATGATGTCCTGAAACATGACATGGGCGCACCCGGTTCCCAGTATTCTACGGTCTCTTCACAGTCAGTACCTATCGTAAACCGGAACTCAATCTGGTCTTTGTAATCCAGGAAATTATCACAAATCCATTTGATTGATGAAGGACTGGCTTTCGTTACGATCAGCACGTCATTCCCTTTTTTAATGAGATTATTGAGATGCGGTCCCCACCAGTTGACATGCTCAATATGGAGATCGTGAGATGTGGGAAACATCACGCGGCCCCGGTGTTTCTTGGCCTTGGCGTTCAGATTGGGATGTTCGACTTTCCATGTATCTTCAGTCTCACGCTTGAACCGGATTGCGTTGGCTTTTGCATAGCAATACCGGCAATCGTTTGAGCAGCCATAGATACAGTTGTCCCGGGCAGGTGCCCATTCATACGTTCCTGTCTTCTTCTTTTCTGTCATTGTTTCATCTCCAATCTCTGTATTGCTTCGCTCATCCCACCAGTTCCCGGATAGAGATCGTCAAGAGTGTCGCCTTTTTGATATCCGAGAATATTTAAGATCCAGTCATTGAACTCTGGAGGTTTCGCTCCGTGAGTTCCCTTCTTTGTTGTGATCCGGCAGCTCACGAAATCCCGGACGCTTGGAACAGATCGAGATCCTTTATCCCGAGCAGGTACAAAGAAAACCGGTTCCCAAGTATATTGAACGCGATGTGTCGGTTTCCATGAACAAAAAGTCTTTACCCATGCACCAATCCTATAGCAATATTCCTCTCCGAATTTGTAAGCGTCAAGGTAATGCGATATTTCTCCAATACTGGGAGAACTCGCAGACAACGCCCATCCATCATATTCTGTCACAAGTTTGTGGATAAGTGCCGGATAATCAACTTCTTCCGCCGGGATACCGCTTGGATCATTTTTGTAATGCCGTTTTGCCTGTCCGATATATGGAGGATCTGCATATGCGAATTTCATTCAAATCACCTGCAATAACCCGGTTGTCGGTTCCATCAGCTTACCTTCCCGCAGCAGCATCCGGACCTTTTCCATGACTTTCTCTTCTTCATACCCTTCCTTCTTTAATGCTGTCAGCACGGACATTTCACTGGCTTTCTTAGTCCCGCCACTGATCGACAGGATCGTATTGATGATCTTGATCGGAAGGCTTTCCTTGCCCTTTACATCGCTCATCCCGGGATTTAACCGGCCTTGCGCATCGGTATTGACGTTCCGAAACGCCATGTCGAACAGGTCAATCGCCGCCTGTGCATCAATCGCCAGTACCTTGTCTCTCAAGTGCAGGCGCGCATGAGCTTCCGCGAGATGGTAGAGAGAGAGTAACTGCCGGCTGGTGACTTGCATATGTTTAGTGCTCTGGCTTTCAATCCGGATCCGTTCGTAGTAATCGCCAATGAGCGTGTCAACTTCATCGGTAAGTTCCGGGTTGATTGACCGCGCGTATGCGATCATCTTCCTCAAGAGTCCCGGCAGGATAACGCCATCCTTGTTCCGGTATTCCGCCCTGAGGGTCTTGCCAATGAACCGTGCCAGTTCCCGGTCCCGGTCTTTCCTCACATCATCGGTCAGCACGATCTTGATATCGAACCGTGACAGGATAGCATCCGGCAGGCTGACTTGTTTCGCCAGTCCGAGTGTCGGGTTATAGATTCCGTCATCCGGATTACAGGCTGCCAGTAACGGGGCTTCCGTCTTGACTATCACATTAACGGCTTTTGTGATATGACATTCCCCGTTCTCCATGCATTCCCCGATATACTTCGCGTCCTCTTTTGAGATCTCGTTGGCTTCATCCAAGCAGAACACGCCACCGTTCGCCAGCATATACGGCCCTGGTTCAATCGTGTATGCCCCAGTAATCTCGTCCCGGACAATCGGCGCGACCAGTCCTACCTTGGACGATGTGACACCGGAGGCATAAACACCGCGCGGGCTGACCTGCTCGACATATTTCAGTACAACAGTCTTTGCCATACCGGGATCACTGACAATCAGGACATTGATATGCCCGCGTCGTCTCGTTCCATCCGGCATCATCTTGGTAACTCCTCCAAATAAGAGGAGGACAATCGCCTGTTTGCATAACCGCATACCCATGACAGACGGCGCGATACTATCAGTCAGTAATTCAAAAACGTCCTGCCGGGCAGCGAGCGTCAGGATCTCTTTCTCTTCTGTTTCCGACCATTTCACGTCATCATATGCGGATTCCCCACGTTCAATGGAATTGACTTCAAAATAAGAGTCCTTACCAGCCTGTAGGTCATCCCCTTTGTATTTCGGGACTGTTCGATAAAATCCATTCAGGATAATGCGTTCTCCGGGAGTGACCAAATTACAGAGATCACCTAATACCTCGCACCGGATACTTTTGGGCTGGACATCTCCCCCGATATTCTCGATAGGATCCTGCACGTAAATGTACTGCCGGTCAGTAGTGGTATCCCGTTCCTCCGCATGAGTAAATGACTTTGCATTACATCCGGAGGTTTCACAGAATCTCGGTCTGCTGATAATCTCGTGTTTTGGAGTGACGAAATTGAAATGACCGTATGTACATCGCCAGCAGGACCGGATGATCTTGGATTGCAGCGGGGGTATTCGTTTTACTAAGCATGAGATTGATCGTAACCGTTTCTCATCTTTACCCGGCTTCAGGTCTTTTATCAGGGTTTTCTTATTGATATTGACAAACCGTACCAGTGGTTTGTACCCGTCCTGATCCTTGGCAGGAATAAGTTCCCGCGCGGCATCCTGGATAGTCTCGATCTCGGCTTTCGGGAAGTCTAAGGTGCGGCTGTATACTTCATTGTCCAATACCTTTGACATATCAATCTCTAAAATAAACGAGATGGCCCGGATCGCTCCAATGTTGTTGCGCTTGAGATGTTTCAACCAATAGTTGTCTTTATCGATCATTCAGATACCTTCCTTTCAACGGTTACAAGAGTATCGTTATGATGCCCTCCATGCGATACAATCAGGATTTCTATCTGTTCAAAACCACGTTTTTTCCCGAAGCCATTGGTATTCCATCCAAACGAGATTGCATAACCTCCTGGACGAATCTTATCACAAATTGGGTTCATCACACGACTGTAAAACCGAGTGGTAGTATCAATACTATGTGCTTTATGTGCTCCTTTCAATTTCAAATCTGTAAATTCTTTGTAATGCTCAGTGATTTGACGATACGAATAAGGAGGGTCGAAAAGAACTCCATTAAATCCTGGTGGTTCTGTGATGATGATATCACACCATTCTTTAGCATCCATATGAGCACAAGTATCTCGTTCTGGATTCCAATCGTTTGTAAATTCTGCCGGACTGTTCTTTCCTGCGAATGGATCTACCCATCCTATTCCATTTCCGACATACCGATTTATGAGATTTCTAATAGGTTTGATCGTGAATGTCCATGCTGAAGGTATTGCGTGGGCTTTTGTAATTTGTATCATTCCTCACCTCTAAAAAGAATTTCTTCAATACACAGTTTGATATCAGCAGCGGAGATCTCGATTCCTGCTTCTGTAAATGCAATTTGTAATTTCTTGCTTTCAATCAAAGAGTAAAGATCGCCACCATTCGCATATTTCATAATAAACGGAGCGATTGTTTTATTGAACCATTGCTTCTTTACTTTTACCGAACGGTGCGCCAATTCTAATTTATTACAGTAATCCTCTAAAAGATTACAGACAACTTTAGATCGATCTCCTTTCGGAATTAATCTCTCGATCCTCTCCTGTAAATCCATAGGGACACTAAAATTAAGTTGACCTGTCCTCATAGCGTAAGATATAAGAAGAGAAAGACACGATATTTAAGTGCCTAACTAAACAATGGCTGGCCTTGGCGGGCCGGCCCTCTTCTTATTCCGTTGTCACCTCCGGTACTTTATTCTCTTCCCGCTTGACTTTTGACAGACAAGAGTTACAAGAAATATAGATCAGAGTGGACTTGGTTTTGATGATGTGTCCGCACTTGGGACATTTCACAAGTTCCATATTATCTTCTTCTTCTTTATTTTATTAAAAGGGTTGGGTTCGTTTCCATTGGAACTTTTTTTTATCCCTTCCGGAAAAGTTCTATAGGTTCTATAAAGAACTTTAAAGAACTGTTATAGGTTCACCTCGGAGTTCTATAACGTTATAGAACTGTTCGTTCTATACTATAAAGAACTTTTATTCCAGCTATACACATTTTCTATTCTATTCTATTCTAAGTACTTTCTAAGAGTACTAAGAAGAAGAGAAGAGAAGAGAAGAGAAGAGAAGAGGATATCAAAAAGAAAAGGTCCGGGTGAGGTTGGACCCGGACCTGGTGCATGGCATATTTCCGGTATTGCACATGGTAACGAAGTGTTTTTCATTCGAGGTATTGACAGTTCCCCGGCATGTCAGGGCCGTCTCGCCGGATCGGATATATTCCCTGTGAGAGATGAGATCATATGGAAACGCGCACTATCCGATCACGGGTCATCGATGGTTTGGATACACTTTTATCCATCATTGAGTTTCTTTGTCTGGACAACTCCTTTGAGATGAGAGGTAGTATACTTTTTGCTTTTCAGCCAGCCGATCAACCCGAGCACGTCTTTATCATTGTCCTCATGGTCAATCCGGATAATAATCCTCATCTTGGTCATGGTTTCCTCAAGTCACGGTTTTGGATTCAATACGTACACATCAATTACTTCTCCCATTTCCGGGAAATATTCTGGTTCGTTCACCATTCCAAGATGTTTGCAGATCTCAGTCATTTTCGGGAATGGCTGTGGTACTTTGATCGTGAATCCGGCTTTGTGCAGATTCCGGATCAACCGGGACAGGTTCCCTTTTCCCGGCTGTAACGAATAGACAGCAGAGATCCAGATTGTTTTTTCCACGATTGAAAGGTATCCTCTGAACTTTGATCGCTGCCACCCGTACTTTTTTACGCGGGGATCTCCTGGCTCGCAGACAAAATCCGGTTTGGATTGATCTTTCAGTGGTTTTGAGATATCCACATCTTTCAAGATTTGCGGCATCATGGATTCACCCGTAAGGAGTTTTGGATTTGTACCGGCACAACCCTTTCCGGATCGCATCTTCGCATTTCAGACAATCTTTTCCGAACCCGCCATGGGTATCATAGCAGATCCCGGCTCCCGCACCTGGATTCAGGTCGTCTTCCTTGTACCGGATACACGTTCTCGCTTTCATTCCGCACATCCATTCGGACACGTCCCGAACTTAATCAGGTTCTCGCAGAAACAATGTTTAAGGCCGTCATTCTTCTTACAGATCCGCATATCCCGGATCATGTAAAAGTCCGTGCACTCGTCTTTTTTCACGATGCCCACCATAACGCCATTCCAATACTGAACGATCCTAATAACAAGATCATTCCAATCCACTTTCCAATATCATTTGAGACAAGGCAGGAGGTAAACAGAGATACCGCACCAATGAACGATGCAATTACCAATGTCCATTCTGTTGTTCTCTTCATGGTATCACCTGACATGGATCTATATCTCCAAATTCCGTACAATGCCTCATTGAACAGGGAGAGAATGCGGTTCCTTGTTCGTGTGGGATAGCATGAGGACATATTTTGCATTTCTCCTTCCGTCTATCTTTTTTCGGGCAGATAACAATCATGCCGGCACCTCATCACGGATCCCGGGATAGGTTTGATCCACCCATGGAATATCAGCATCCCGGGCCAGCTCGCGCCGGGTGTACTGGTCAACTTGGAACTCGCACATCTCATCAAAGGTCAGACCGGCCCCGAATACATACAGGCGCGATTGGGTAGGGCGGGTATGGTTGGATTCGTTCCAGGCATCACTTTGATCCATGCGCTCGAGACAGGGGAAATGAAGGATCATTTTTTCACTCCTGCTATGATCTCCAATCCTCTCACCGTTTCGGAAAGCTTATACTTTCCTTCAGGATCAATTTCCTTGATGTGAATTTCTTGGCAGTCCTGAAGATATCGGATCATAATTTTCAGTGCCTTTTTCTCAGTCTGGGTAAGTCTTGCCATTATTTCAACCTCCGCAGGGAAAACCGGTGTTCGCGCTGCTCTGCCTGGATCGTGTCTGCATCAATGACAGCCGGTACTCGTGGCTTTTGACGGATCACCACATGGGGAGATTGATACACACAGATCTCGCATGGCTTTAGTTTGCACTGCTGGCAACGCGGGACCGGTTCTTCAATAATGGTTGATCGGTCGTAGTGCTGCATCATGGAATCACTGTCCAACTTATCGAAGGTCTATCATCATGTAAAGACCGGTTCCAGTTTTCTGTTGTCCATTTATAAGATACTATGGAATCAGAAACCTGAATTCCCTGGTTAGATGCAAATGCCTTCTTAGCTTCTTTTACTGAATGGGCCAATACTTTCCGGAAGTCGGAGCACCCGATAAACCCGATCAGATAATATTTTAGTTCTTTTTCCATCCGTGCGACTCCAAATTGAGATCTTCGATAAGTTTGTTTGCTGCTGCATTCCCGTATTTTTTGGCTACCGCTCTCAGTCTCAACTCAATAATTGTTTTTGAATATGGTTTTATGTCCAATGTCTCTAAACACTGTTCGATTTTCTCGAAAGATTCCTGGATATAATCATCCTTTTTTGTGGATCTCATCACAGATCCCCCCATTGACTCGCCATCGCTTGCGCCCAACCACTGTAGGTTTTCGCTCGTAGTGCTGATCGTTCCGGTGATGGTGGCATATAGTGGATCCGGTTCCGTTTGTTCTTAGGTAGTTGCATCATTTCTTCATAGACATTATTGGTAGGGATCAGTTTTGGGAGATTTTTCAACCATAAGCAGGTCTTCTTTGTTTCCGGGTGGCCGTACTCGTAAGGCTGGATGTACTGCGGTTTGGGAAGGGTTTTTACTCTCTCGTATAAGTCCGGATAATATTTTTTGATATATTCCTTATTTCCTGACATTATCCCAACCGGATTCTCTATTGCTACGGAATGAACAGTACAGTCCATCACTCTGATAAAAAACTCAATGGCTGCTCTCTGTCGTCCGTCTTTACGCTTCCCTTCAAACCATCGCGCCCCGGATACGGCAAGATGATCGCATGGAACATGGATTATCAGAATGTCAGACCAGTGGTAATCAAGATGATTAAAAACATCATCCTGGATATGCCATTCCGGATGTCCACCAGAACAGGGTTTAAGATCACAGGAATACGCTTCATGTCCTCGTGCTCGGAATGCTTTGGTTATCTCTTGGGACTCTTCGCAACCAACAAGAACCTTCATTCCCTCACCTCATAATGACCAACAACATTACCGAATCCGTCCTTTATCTCTCCGGCTGTTTTTCCATCGCTCCACATCTTATTTGATGCTCTCTGAAGCAATGATGAAATAGTAAATGCGTTGATGAGTCCGGGAAGATCAATAGTAAGGATAAATTGCGGCATGGTTAGATCACTCCAATTTCCCCACGAGTATTTCCGCATTGATTGATATGCAAGCATCGCGCTCACCTTTGCAGTATGCCTCCATCACTTTGCCACGCCTGCCCTCTTGGTTTTGCGAGTGGATGGATTTGATGTAATCCAAAGTTTTCTGCCGGTTCAATGGAGGGAGTTGATTAACCGGTATCTTTGAAAACGGCGCGTTGTGCTCCTCTTCCATGTCGATAACCCAGTTCTGCACAATTTTAGAGACTTGATCCAATCTCTCCTGAGTATACATCGTGCCGTGCATCTGCGCTTCAATCTCTCTCATGAACTTTTCGTGGTGTATCATGATGCTCACCAGTAGATCCCCCATGTTTCCCGGTCCCAGTTGTTCGACGCACCGGACGGCAGGATAAACCGGATCGCCCCACCCCGGGGGTCATCATTGAACCGGACTTTAAACCCGAGCAGATCGGCAATCGCGCGTACTTTCTCTTCTATGCACTTCTCGGTCTTCTCGTCGCGTGCCTGCCATTCCGAATCATTAACACCGTACCGGTATTTCTTGCCGTCCCGGATTTCTTCTTTCTCCTTTTCCCATCCGTTGGAATAGTTCATCGCAATGCGCCGGAGTGTCGTCTCATACTTGTGCAGGTTCTCAAGGATCTCAATAAGATCATTGGGGTTGCCTGAATTGCATATCATAGGGCATTCATACGAGAACCGCGCGAATGTCCTCATTAAATATTCTCTTTCCTGCTTCGTTGTCATGTTTTACCTCATCTCTCTGCCCATATGGGGCAATCCCTCCCCCGGGCATGATCCGGGCGGTCTCTGCGAAAAGAAGGGAGATCAGTTGTTGTATGAATCAGCGAATTTTTGAGCATCCTTGCGAGTAGGGCATTCCTCAATCTCGTTGCCTTCCGGGTCAATGACAACCCAGACATCCTGAACCTTCTTAACAGTGTATGCCATGATTATATCTCTCTCACTACAAGAATATTAACTTATCCATTTCGACGTGAAAATACGACAACATCACTCCCTTTAGGTTGGTAGGGAGTTCGTGAGCGCGGAAGCGCTCCGCGTGGGTCGGTCCGGAAGACTTCCCCATCAAAATCATAGAAGGAACAACAAGAACAACCATAGCAGAGAAAAGGGATTAAGAAAGAGGATGATTACGCGCGATCTTATGACAGAGATCAATAAACGCATCCCGCGACATATCACCACGGAAGACATTCACGTATTTCTCGCACATGATAATATTGTCCGGTGCATACCCGCGCTCAACATCAATACGGTCTATAGAGTCTATCACTAAAGGCTCGCCCGTATACCAACACCTCTTATCCTGCCGCTCATACACGGCCCGCAGATCATCAATAGTAAGATTGAACGATAACCCGCGCCGTATTGCGCCCTGCCGTAACGCCCGTAACCGCTTCTCCCAATAGTAATCCGTGCGCGCCGCCTTAATCGCGCTATACTGCTTCTTCATGCGCTCACCCTTGCATGTCAAACATTCACCCTCATAATACCCATTGCCATTAAGGGGAAACATCCCAACCGGCAAGAGCTTATTACACCCCTTACACATCCTGGGAGTATTCGGATCTATCCCTATCTTCATGGCGTTCCATTCATACGCTCTCTTCTTAGGCATGAGTAATCCTATCGCAGAATGAAGGTATAATTGTTTCTGCGACCCATACTCTTTTATCTCATTGTCCACTTTCTGCATTACTTCTCTCCATTTGTCCACATGGTATGGTGCCTGATAGCCAGATCTCCCCTATACGCGCTCCTTTCAACGATATGCCCGAGAGAAATCGCTCCGATTGCCTATTGCATATCATTCTGCGCCATAGTTTATAGAACATATCTTCTACGCAATCATATTATACGTAGAGCAATAGCCTATTGCTCTATGCTATGCGCTCTAATGGCTATGGGTGGCCCTGGCGTTAGCTTCACAAGCGAAAAAGGATCGTGATACTATGCCTAGTACCGGATATAAACAGCAGGGAAAATCCGATATATCACACTCTATAGGGAGTTCAGGCGTTGGAAGATGTGATACGCAAGGTTTAAGATGGAAGAGTGATACAATATCACAGGAAGCAGGTGTGATGAAATGATGCAGGATGATACCAAGGCAACGCAGGAGATTGTTGAGAGTGAGAGGAGGGAGAAGGGGGAACTGACCCCTGGCACGTATCGTATCAGTCAGGACGCGATAGATATCTGCAATGAGTTACGGATGGCACCCAAGGAAGCGATAGTGTGGCAGGCTGGGGTGATGAAGACGGTGCTGAACCGGGAAGACATGCAGAAGATCGTGAATGACTCTGTAAGGCAGGTAACGCAAGTGGAGGGAGTGATGTTGCATGAAAAGCAGAAAGGGTTCTTCCGGGAAGTGTTTGCGAGTTTTATGAAATGTGTGAGTGAGGCGGGGATGATGAGGAAATGACATACATCGGTATAAACAAACAATGGCTTGAAGAGCACGATACCGCGATCCGTGCAGAGGCAAAGGCAGAGGGAGCGAAAGAGGAACGTGAGAGGAGAGAAATTCTGTTAATGTCACTTTTGCATTCGTTAGAGGCAGAGGCATTTTTGTGTGTCGATCAAGATGATCCTGTTGTATTGCTCCCGGACATTCAGAGAACAATTAATTTTCTGCGCGGAGAGGTCCGGAAACCATGAGTTATCACGGGAACAAGAGTACGAACCGGTCGGCCCTGGACCAGCACGCACTTCTGATCGTCCGTGCCATGAAGAAGTGCAGCCGGGTCTGTCCGGCGTTCATCCTCTGCCCTCTGATGCCCTTGGCGGTACAGCCGAAGAAAGACACTGAACGGATCTGTCTGGTCAACTGTGGGGATGACCGGATGAAAGTGGCGTATTACAAGATGTTTGTCGGAGGGCAGGACGGCGTGATACAGATGATGCAGGTCACGATCATGGAGTATGGGAAGGTCTTGCAGGATGCTAAACTCACTCCCAAGGACCGGCTGCGGGCGCTGGAGAAGTTCAATATCATGCTGGACAAGCTGCATCAGAAGATGGTCAAGAAATCCTTACCGGGCAGCCAGAAAGGTTCCAGTGATGATGACGAGATGGACGAGGTGGTTCTAATCGCCAGCAAGAACGACCCGAAGCCGGATCCCGAGAGTCTGGAACATTCCCCGATGCTGGACAGTCTGATTCAAAGTGAGAACACGCTGTACGAGCGGAAACCGCAGGAAGTAGATCTCGGGAAAGAGCTGATTGACAAGTTCTTCCCGGAGGAGGAATCATGAATCTCGATGAAATCAGTAGAGAAATGGATAGGCAAGTCCTTAAAAGGCCGGCATTCTTCATCTGCGATCAAAAAACCTTTGAAGAATATTATGCCGGATTGAATGAAGCATTCTATCATAAAGAGACAGTAGAAATTCCGGAAAAGATTGAGTTGACGTTCCCATTCGGAAAAAATATTGCATTATATCCAATAAAAGAGGAACAGAGATTCATCAAGGCGGTTTTTCTGGAATGATCCGCATTATCTGGGCTGAGAATGAGACCCCGGCGTTCCGGCACTACTTTCATTATTACTGGTTTGTCGGAGAGGCTGGCCGTGTCATGCACCCGGAACAGCAGATCTACCTCCCATACTTTTATGAAGCGGAAGTGACAGCATTTGATTACAAGGAGTATCTGAATGACGTATCTGGAATGGCTGGAAACCGTCTCATTGCGTTGCCCTCAGGCAGTTAACGTCCGGGGTGGCGCGAACTGCCGGCGTTCGGACGGCCGGATCGGATACTGCGATTATAATACCTGTCCACGGAGAGATCCATGATTGCCTGTTATTTCCTGCACGGATCAGATCATACCTGCCTTTTGAGGAAGTTCGAGCCAAAGATGGGATGTAAGCATAGAAGAAAGAATGATAACTGCGGATTAGCGAACGACGAGGCAAAACAAGATGGCATACGAGTTTAATCTTGATCTGCATCCCGGGCAGCTTGAAGTCTATAACGACCCGCACAAGCACAAGGTCATTGCTGCCGGGAAAGGATGGGGAAAAACGGCGTTCGTAACACGGTGTAGTGCCGGGAAGGCCATGACTACCGATAACTCCTGCGGGGCCGTCATTGCACCGATAGCGAAACAGGCGAATTACGATTACAAGTTGATCCGGAAACTCATTACCGAGAAACGGATCGAGAAGTCAAGTGAACGCTGGATGGAACTAACCCTCCGGAACGGTGCGGAAATCGGTATGTTCTCGGCTGAAATCCCGGATAATATTCGCGGGTATGCGTGGGACTGGGTGATTGTGGATGAAGCCGCGTTCTGTGATCCGGAGATCTTCGAGATCATAGATTCCCAGATCGGGAAACGCAGGGGGATAGAATGGGATGTGTCCACTCCCAACGGCAAAAACCATTTCTATGATTTATACTGTCAGGAAGAGGTAGATCCCAAGAATTACAAAAGTTTCCACTTTACTACCTACGACAACCCTCATTATCCAGTTGAAGAAATCGAACGTATGCGCCTTAAAATGCCAGAAAATGTATTCCGGCAGGAGATCCTTGCGGAGTTCATTGAAGGCGGGCTGGTCTTCCCGCATCTCGCGGATATCATGACAGCGGTTCCCCGAGAACCTATCCCCGGCCACCAATACGTTTCCGGGATTGATATCGCAAAAGTCAATGATTTTACCGTCATCAAGATCGCGGATTGCGCTGATAATCACGAAGTCTGTCATATGCGACTACCTCATAGCGACTGGTCAATGATCAAAACCACGATCTATGTAACTTTGAAACGTTACAATAACGCCACGGCAATTATCGATCAGACCGGTGTAGGCAGCGCGGTTGTAGAGGATTTACAGAAGATGACCCGGGCATGGGAAAAAGGACCGAATGGGGAACCGGAAGCTCCTGAACAGGGGCATCTTATCCTCATCCCAGTAGCGTTCACACAGAAGTCAAAACCCGAACTGATCCGGAACTACATCATGGCCCAGAACAATGCCACTATTCATCTCATATTGGACATGATCGTGAAGAAAGAGCATGAACAGATGATGGCGATCAAGTCCGAAGCATTACAGGGATATGTCAAATATTGTGCTCCTAAAAAGAAGCATGACGATACGGTTATGGCAGCAGCACTCATGAGTTGGGGTCTGGATCATTATACCGCGAACCAGTTGGCCGGGCCGTTCACGGAATCCGATCTCAATCCATTACAGAAAAAGAAGATCGACCCATCCTGCCAGATAGACATTGACGCTCTGATCCTGAAATCCGAGAGCAAGCAGATCGCGGGATTCGGTACTGAGGAAGATCAGAACATTTGCTCAAATTACGACTGATTGAAAAGATTAATATTCTTTTACCACTACTATCTTATTACGCGAAAAATAAGGGCCTCCGGGTTGGCAGGCGGCAGAGGTGGGGTACCCAACATCTCTGAAGTCTGGTTGAAGGGTTCGATTCCCTCGGGTCCACTGGTCTGGTACCATGGCAGTTACGGACCCTAAATGTAAACGCCATCGCCCACAGCGTCAGAGTGGTGATGGGGATTTCAGGCTACCCAAGATACGCAATTCCTGAAACGTAGCCGGAACGCCAACGATACCGGGGAACGAAATACTGTTGGTGCGTTGTCACACCAGAAGACCAAAAGATGATAGGGTTCTGGTGCGGTGATTCGGGCTCCATCTTTGGATGGGCGAATCTTGCGGGGGTCCGTCAAACCCTCAAAGGGCGGGTATACCAATGGTAGGTGGGATCCCCTCATGTGCTTGGCAATCCGGGTTCAACTCCCGGCCCGTCCATAAACAACTCTACTTTCCTTTTCTAAAGTAAACTTTATCTAATCGGAGCGGGATTCCTTAATCAAGGAGTCCGGCCATGCAGACCATTCCAAAAAAAAGAACGCAATTTTGTCTTGATGATTACGCAACTCTCGACGAAAGAATTTGTTTAGACTCTGAACCGTCTAAACAGTCTGAACAGTTCCAGATCGTAAGAAAAGCCGCTGCACCACGCAGACAGCAGACTGCTCTTGATCTCGTACAGGGTGGCACTAATCTCCTTGCCGTGCCGCCGGGCATGATTGATAATACCGTCAGTGACGCGCAGTTCCTTTACAGTACTCAGATGTTCAATGATCTGCTGACAAAATCCCTCTCCTCAGTCCAAGTGCCGGATGCTTACGATAACCTCAATGCCGCTCTCCGGCAGGATGACAAAGACGCGATTCTCAAGGACGAGGAGTTCCGGCGGGCGATCAATTCCATCAGTACCGCATGGAACTCTCTTGGTGTATACCGGTCGGACTTTATCAAGGCGGATAACGATAAGATGGCGCGGAATGCGTATATCGCCATGGTCGAAAAGGCGTTCCTTGACTATATCGGCTCGGTCAACTGGGATGTGACGGACAAGGATACTGGCGACCGGGTGGACTATGCTTACGATTTCATGTGCGAGCCAAACCCGCAAGGATCGTTCCGGGACGTGTTTGTACCATCAATCCGAGATATGTTCCGCTACGATGCCGGCGCGATTGTCAAGACGTTCAACCGCCGGAAAGAACTCATTGAACTGAAATCCTATCTCGGCACGGAGTTCTGGATTGAGATGGACCGGGTGCCGCAGCTCATCAGTGTTCCGACCAACGACAACATCGGGATCCGGGCAACCGAGTTCACGTCCGAGAAGACGCCCGGGAAAGAAGTGTTGATGCAAGGCTGGTGGTCCCGAGGGTTCACATGGCGATACTGGCAGCGCAGCCAGACCGGTGTCTACATCCCCTACACTCCAAGCGAAGTCTGTTACCTTGCCCTCTATAAGAGATCAGACGACATTTACGGCACGGACTACATCAAGTTCCTGAAATACTGGATTCAGTACCTCATTGACAGCACCGTAGCGGCCGGCAAGACCTTCCAGAACGGTATGATCCCGTCCCTGATCCTGAACCATCCCAACATCTACGACATCAACCAGATCCAGCAGAGACTTACTCAGCTCAGGTTCGAGAACCAGGGACCGACCCGGACCGGTACTGTCATGCACTTGGTTAATGGTGAAACGGCAACCTCCTTGGCACAGCACCTACATGATATGGAATGGGTAGAAGGCCAGAAGTTCGTTGCTCAACTGGTCTGGGGTTACTTCGGGTTCCCGAGCGATGAGTTCATTGGCGGGGATGTCAACCGGGCGGTCGCATACGTCCACCGGAACGTCACCAAGAGCCGGCTGCTGAAACCCATGATGAAGTATCTTGAGGACAAGATCAACCGTGAGATCCTGCCGTTCCTCAAAGGATACAAGAAGACATGGCAGTTCCGGTTCATTCAGGAGATGGAGCTGGACGACAAGCAGAAAGTCGCCCAGACTGGCGCGATCCGGATGGGGTCAATCACAGCCGGACTCGGTGCCGGTATTCCCGCAAGACTGGCATACAAGATCGCCAACGATGAGCCGCTTTCAAAGACCGACCTTGAAGATCTGGATGAGGCCAAGGAGAACGCCATGATGCAGGAGCTTGGCGGTGATATGGGAGGTGACGGTGATATCCTCGGAGATCAGGAACAGGGCCGGTACGGGCAGGGTTCGGAAATGTATCAGCCGACCAATATCAGCGATTACGGGCAGGGTGGCGAGAATACCGAACAGCGCATGGGAAACAAGGAAGAGGTGGAGTACCGGAAGGCGCGATTTGAACCGGGCGATGAGTTCTATAAAGCCGGTCTGAAATATGAAGTCATATCCGCCAATGAGAATTTCGCCAAGGCTCGCGTATACCTGAAACCCGGTCAGGCTGCACCGGAAGGCCGGACTGTCCGGCAGGGCAACCGTGGCAAGAGATATTATCTCACCACGCTCAAACAGCAGGAATCCACTTCCCACAAGAAGAAGAAAGGCGGAGATGGCCGGGCAGGTGGCGGAGAGCAGGAAGAGGAAGAACACTCTGCACCGGACCAGCCGGAGATTGAAGGCGCGGAGAAGATGGTGCGCGTGTCCGGCAACGGTATTGGCATTATCGCGGGGATCGTGAATGGCAATCTGAAAGTCAAGTCGCTGAAGAACAAAGAGACTGGCGAGTTCATCAAGAAGGTCATTGCGGCTGGTGGGAGTGAAGAGAAACCCGGTCAGTTCCTTGCAGTCATGAAAGAGATCGGCAAGAAAGAAGATCTCAATGTCAGCGCGTAGAAACAGAAAACTCTAATATTCTTGAAGTGCCTCTCTTTTATTATGCCATTACCAATTCTTGATCCAGCACCTTCAGGAAGACCGAAGGACTGGCAATTCCAGAAGATCCAGATGGTCAAGATTGAATCCCTGACCTATCCGGATACCTACATGAACCAGCACATCCACAAGATCGCGCCACGTGACCAGAAAGACCGGGGAACTTGTGTCGGGCAGTCAACAGCATACTGTTTTGACCTGCTCTACATCCAACTTACCGGGAAAGACCCGTCGGATCTCGACAAGGCGCAGTTCAAGAAAGACGTCACGGATTCTCTCAAGACGCTCCATGATGTCCTGTATCCGCAATCCGCCTCCGCGGAATGTGCGTACCAGATGAGCCGGAAGATAGGGAATGTCACCTATCCAGCCGGCAGCGAGATCCGGTATTCCGCGAGGGCTTGGAAAGATTATGGGATGAACCTTGAAATCCAGTGGCACACCGACAAGCTCGGAACAAAAGTCTGGGGCCCGTATGATGATGGGTTCCCAGTAGCAACTCCAGATGGTGGGCTTTCACAAGCTGATGCCAAGACGTTCGCATCGATGCACCAGATCGAGGGCTACGCGATGGCTGGGCGGTCTGACGGATACGCTACATGGGATCAGGTCTGTTATGCCATTGC